ATCAATTGCTTTAGTTGTTCCAGCATATAATTCTTTGACTGCTACATCCGCATATCCTGTTCGTGTTATTGTTGTTGCTTGACCACTATCAGTTGTTAATGCTGTTGTAAATCGGTCACTTGTTTCATCCCAATATAATGTAGCATTAGATGATGAACCTCTTTTAAGTATTATACCAGAATCCATTAATGGTGCACCACTTGAATTATTTCCAAGTATTATTATCTGGTCAGATACATTAACTACATCGGAATTTATTACCGTTCTGTTTCCAGTAATTGTAAGATTTCCTAATATTGTCATATTAGCATTTAATCGAAGTTCTTGTAATAATGGATTAAATGTTAAATCTGAACTCATATATGGTTTGATTTCTCCACTAATTATTCGGTTTGAAAACATAATTGGTAAATTTGAGTTGGTTGTTGTATTTTCTGTAATATTTAATGCTCCAGATTCTACATTTTCTGAATAATCATCATCATCATCACGGAATATATCTTGGATAGTTGCATTGCTTTGACCACCTAAAGTTCTCATGTATGATAACCACTTATCGATCGTAATATCTGAAATATTTGATACACTAGCGTGAGATTTAGCACCCGTATCATTACCACCAGCACTAGTAATTGCTGCTGGTACCGTATCTATTTTTCTCTTTCTAAATTTCATTTTACCATCAGAAATTGTAAGTTTATGAGTATCTCCAACCCATATTGAACTATCTGATACATACAAATCACGAACCTTTTTATCGGCAGAACCTATATCATAAATTGCATTTGATGACGGAATCAAATGACCACCTAATGTAACATCACCAGATGTTGTTAATGATGTAAGTGTTCCGACTGATGTAATTGCCGATTGAGTTGCATTTGTTACTGTTGTAGCTGTTGTTGCTGTGGTTGCTGTTGCCGCTTTTAAGTTGGCAACTTCTGTTGTTGATGTAACTACAAATGGTGCTGTTCCAGTAGGTATTGTGGATGTAATTTGTCTTCCACTAATATCACCGGATTCTATATTTCCTAAAACAACAAGATTATGTCTTACTGTTAGATTAGTTCCAACTGTTAAATTTTGACTTATATATCCGCACCCTATTACTTCTAATTCGTGTGTTGGGTTGGTTGATTTTATACCAACATTACCGGATGATTTTAATGATGTAAATGTTTTATCAGAAAGTGTTTGTGTTCCACTAACTGTAACAACTTCAACACCACCTACGGTTACTTTTCCACTTCCATTAGGATTTAATTGAATATCTCTATTTGATGTCGTTACTATAGAATGAGTAACAACATCTAAATCTGCACCCAATTGTGGACTACTATCCTCAATAATATTACTCATAGAACCACTAATAATATTTGTCCATGATAAATTTCCATCTGTATTAGACCCTAATCTTGTTAAAACCTGTCCATTAGAACCCATTGTTTTTGGAAGTGTCCAAACTATTGGTAATGAACCTGTTACTACTTCACAACCTCTAATTGCTACATAACTGTTGGGATTTGAAACATCTGCCGAATGAAATCTTAACTCATTTCTTTGTGATTTTAATATTATATCTCCAGTAACTTCGAGATTGTGTGTAATACTTACATTTCCATCATTTTCAATACGCATTCTTTCATTACCTGACGTATAGAATTGAATTTGGTCATTATCTACTCCTGCTGTTGATTCCGCTTTTATGTATGTGTCCTGATCAACATCAATTACTCCACCTAGTGAACCCCATGCATTTCCTGCACCAAACCCTTCAAATTGGGATGTAGTTGTGTTGTATCTAATATATCCATTATGTTCACTTGATGATGCTGTAGGTCTTTCAACTGTTGTTCCCTTTGGAATTTTAACTGCATCTGTTCCTCCAATTTCAAGTGTTACATCTGGAGTTTTTTGTGCAATAGCTACACCTACTCTGTTATGTTGGGTAGATATATATAAATTTGAATTAATATTTACATTACTTGATGCTTGTAATCTGATACTTTTGTCCGCTAATAAACGAATATTATAATTATCACCGGACGGTGTATTTTGATTTAAAGAAATTTTTGCCTTTTCAGTTGATGTTGCTCCAGATACAATATGTAATTCATTATTATCGTCATTTTTCTGTATTATTGTCGAATTTGATGTATTTCCTACATATATTTTACCGGTAGAACTAGGAACCAGACTAATATTTGTCGACGTTCCAGAACCTTTTGCAGAATATAATTCTAAATTATAATTTCCAGATGATGATATTTTTGCGGCAGCCGAACCAGAACCAACTAAAATATCACCACTTGCACCATTATTTATTGATATTTTGCTTGATGTTGTTGAACCTGTTTGAAGTGTCATATTTTGGTCTCCTTTGGACGATATTATAGAACCTGTGCTTTTATCAACGATAAGTTGATCCGCCGATACTTCTACTGTTCCTAGAGTGAAACCACTTCCAGTACTACCTGGAACTGTAATTTTCCCTGATGACGTACTTGTCGCATCTAAAACAAGATTATTTGTTCCATCTGCTTTTATTGTTGCATTTGAATTACTTCCACTACCCACTAGAATGCTACTGCTTGTATGGGGAATAAGACTAATATCAGTCGAAGATATTTTAATCTGTCCAGTAGTTGAATTACTTGTTTCAAGAATAAGATTTGGTGTTCCTGATGTTCTTTCGGATTTTATAGTTGCATCACTTGTTCCTGTACCTACAATAATTTTTCCAGTTAATGCTGGTGCTAAAAATATATCTCCACTACTTCCTTGTTCGAGGGTTATTTTGCTTTGACTTGTTCCAGAATTTCCTGATGTAATATCTAAATTATAATTACCACTTGCTTTTATTTCTGCTGTTGAAGATGCATTCCCAACTTCTATATTTCCTGACCGAAAAGGAACTGGTGTTAATCCAACATCAGATATAGTATTGGTATCATATGCTATATTAGGTGCGGTTGCAATAACAAATCTGTTTTCAGACTCATTCCAAAACGCTGCAAATGCGTCTTGAGAACCACGATTTCCAATTATACCAATATCTCTTCCTGGAACTTCCCCATCCAAAAAGTCGTTTCCTAAATATAATAATGGATCTTCTATTCGAACTATATCAGTATTTACTATTGTTGAATTTCCCAGTATAAGTAAATTACCTTCAATTATTGTATTACCTGAAACACGGAAATTACCGTATAGGAACAAATTAGAAAACATATTTATTCTGTCACTATCGCTCCTAAAAGTTAAATTATCATTCCCAGTATGATATAACTGAGATGATGGTGCAGTAAGTAAAAGACCCAGACTTTCACTGAGTTCCATCTGTGAATGTCTTGCATCATTTGATATTTCTGATGACATTCTTTATATATTAATATATTATAAAAACGTCATCTTTTAAATACTTAAATGGTTAAATACTAAAAAAATATAAATTTTTGAAATTAAAAAATATAAATTTTTGAAATTAAAAAATTTATATAAGAAATAGAATAATTGATAATTTTATTGTTAATTTTATGTACTTTATAATGTATTAATATTACATATTTTACATATATATACCTTATCAATTCTAATCGTATTATCAACTATCCATTCGTGTTCACATAAATTCATTAATTTATTGTGTAATTCTTTGATTTTTTTCTTATCTCTAATATTATCAATTTCTCTTTTATATATATCATTATTTAATTTATATAGTTCCTTATTGATATATTTAATATCATTTTCATTGTCATTGTCATTGAACTCTAATTCATTGCATTCATATTTTACATTTTCCTGACATATGTTAATCATATTACAATTTATATTACATTTTAATTTTAAATAATAGAATTTATTACTTATAAAATATTTAATCTATAATTTGGAATTTTTAATCTATAATTTGGAATTTTTAATCTATAATTTTTGGAACATTTAATCTATAATTTGGAATATTTAATATTTAAAATTGATTTATAAGTAATTAATATTATTAATATAATCCAATGAATAGCACTATTATGCATCTTAAAAAGGTTTATAAAAAAGCACTTTCACTATCTAATAAAAGTAACAATATGTTTCCTATACCAAAGACTTCATTGATTTGGCATACAGATGTTAATAAATATATTACACATCTTCAAAATTATATCAAAAATCCTGAATTGTATTATCTTGTTGATAATGATAAATATACGACTAAATATATGAAATTTAATGTTAAGAAGAGCATTCCTCCTAATATTAATGATTTTGTGAAATTGTGTTCCGAAAAGGATTAGATTATTATTTATAATAAATTTTCCATCTTCATACTCTTGATTAATCTAGTAATACCAATACCTCCACCAAATCTTGGGAAAAAGTCATATTTTAAGAATGATTCCATCTCATTATCAACTCTCTTTTTACCAAATAATGTGTATAATGTCTTTGAATACATACTGTTACTAATTGTTTGGAACATGTGTTTCATTTCTTCGGGGTCACAACTTCTTTCTGCTGAACCTATTGTTTCTTGACCACTCATTATAACATCACATTTATTTGAAGTATTTGCAGTTTTATTATATTTCATATTCCAAAATGGACTTGTATATACTGGGAAATTCTTAAGTAAGAAAGCACTTCCATAATCTTTATATATCATATTTTCGTGTTCGTGTTCTAATTCTTTTACACCATATTTATTTGCTATATCAACATAATTTTCTGATGGAATTTCTTCTGATTTACCGTATCCAAGATATTCTACTAAATCACATTCAAGTTTTAACATATCATCAAAATTTCCCTTTGATTCAAATTCAAACATTGGAAAAATAAGATTATGTCTTCCTTCAACTGGATTTGGTTCATTTCTGTAACTTGTAGATACACAATAATACCCTTGTGGAGTTGGATTATTAAGTAATTCATACTCTAACCACATCTGTCCAGTTTGGGGAAGAGGCCATACGCTTCCAGCATAATTATATGTTGCAATAGTTGATGGATCTTCACAAGCAGCTAAAATACTTAATCTATTCTGTGTATGTACTTCAACAAAACCACGTTCTTCAAAGAAACTTCTAAGTTTTCTAACTACACCGTGAAACTCACAGGGGTTGATGATTAAATCATTCATTTTATTTATTTATTATAATATTTTTATATATTTTTAACTTATCAAATTAATAAATTTGTTAATTTGATAATTTTAATTAAAATAACATTACTTGTCTATTAATTTAATCATTTATAACTACCTAATTTTAATATACTACAAGAATTTTTTAATATATAAAATGAATAACTTACAGCTTCCTTAATATTTCGAATTGTACTTTGTTGTTGATTATCAACAAAATTATCTGAATCTTGCATTTCTAGTACTATAAACTCATCATTATTTATATTTGAAAACATAGGCGATCCTTTACTTGTAGTCGCAGGTGTTGATTTAGAACACCAATCTTCAATTATATGAGGTTTTGGGGGGATATTTACAGCATTTGTACTCTGGAAAGATGTTCTTTTTGATTCATGGTTTAAAATTTTAACCGTTGATGAATCAACATCTTTGGTATCAATATGCGATTTTGATTGCGAATTAATTTGATTTGGATTTGAATTGGGGTTTGATTTATTTGGGTTTGATTTATTTGGGTTTGAATTATTTTGATTTGAATTATTTTGATTTGATTTATTAATACTTTTGTCCATATCAGTGTCTTCACAATCATCATAACTATCAGATTCATCGAATAAAGGAGACATCATATCGTTATATTCAATCATCCATTTACCAGTCATCCATGGATGATTAAAAAAACCTTCCCAAGAAATTCTTTTTTCCGGTTCTTTTACCAAAAGTGATTTAACTAAATCTTCGCCATCTGATGATATTGAAAAACATTCTGGTATTTTTACATTTAATCGTTCAATTTCTAATATCAAATCATAATGAGTTCGAGATTTAAATGGTAATGTTCCTGTCAACATCTCATACATTATAACACCTACTGACCATAAATCTGCCTTATGAGTATATTTTTTATCTCGCATAATTTCGGGTGCCATATATAGAGGACTACCACATAATGTATTTACCATAGTGTTGTGTTCAAAATATCGTGCAAACCCAAAGTCAGTTAATTTTAATATATGTGTATCAGATATCAACATATTTTGTGGTTTTAAATCTCGATGCATTATATTATTTGATGTTATGTACTGTAAACCACTTGCCAGTTGCTTCATGTAATTGAGAGCGTGTTTTTCTTTTAATGGTCTCTTATTTTGAAATCTAGAAAAATCACCATTTTTGCAATATTCTAAAATTAAATATATAGTATTTGTTTCATTATTTTCTACAACATCTAACAATTTTACGATATTGGGGTGAGACATTTTTTTTAATACATCAATTTCTCTAACCATAAATTTTTTCATATGTTCAGTTATATCTAAATCGACTTCTTTAATTGCCACTTTTTCTTTTGTATCTATGTTATATCCTTTGTAAACTCGAGAATATGAACCCTTACCTATTCTTTTACGATGGCACATATAGTTTCCAATTTTAAAAACATTTGAATCCATACATGAGTCATACATAATCTTTTAAGATATTTTATTTTATTTAATTTAATTTGTTTAAGTTTAATTTATCTATAATATAAACAATACCATTTAAATAAATAAATTTAATCAATATAATGAAAGTTTGGGATTGTTTTTCTTTTTTTAATGAACTTGATCTTCTAGAGATTCGATTAAATGAATTATGGAATATAGTTGATTATTTCGTTATTATCGAAGCAAATAAAACTTTTCAAGGCGACCCAAAACCATATAATCTTGAAGAAAATAAAGATATTTTAAAAAAATATGGAAATAAGATTATTTATTTAAAATATAATTGGATATATCCAAAAGGCGTATATGCAGAACATATACAAAAAAATTCATTAATAAATGGTTTTAAAAATGCAGACAAAGAAGATTTAATAATATTTTCTGATCTTGATGAAATTCCAAATGCAAAAATAATAGAGCAATTAAAAATAGACTTTAGAGATCCAAATAATAATAAAAGATTTGTCTCTTTATCTGGACCAATGTATTGTTATAAATTAAATGGATTACGAATTAATGATGAACTAGGTTGTCCAAAAGTATGGTATGGATCTATTGTTTTTACAAAAGAATACTTTGATAATGCTAATACTACATTAGTAGAACTTAGGAATTTAAAGGATAAAAATGATTGGGAAATTACAAACTCGACTTGGCATTTTTCATATATAGGTGATACATTAGATAAAATTTTGTATAAATTTCAATCTTGGGGACACGCCCGTGATGATTTTGTATTGGATTTTCTTGGAAGAAACAATACTCAAGAAGACAAAAGACAACAAATACAAAATGCAATTGATAATGGTCAATATTATACAAAAGGTGACTTAGTTGTTTTTATTCGCATTGATGACACATTCCCAAAATATCTTGTTGATAATCAAGAAAAATTTAAAAATATAATTCATTTTTAAAATACTTATGTAAATACTTATGTAAATACTTTATGTAAATACTTGATTTAGATTATACTATTTCTTGACGTATAAATCTATATCTTATATCTATTCGACATACTGGACATTTGGTTATTTTATTATTTTGTGTTTCTGCTTTTATCCAATCTTTTATACATTTTTTATGAAAAAGATGTTTACAATCTCGTAATTTAACCCAATTATTTGTTGCGGTTTGATTATTTTCATTACTTTGATTACTTTCATTACTTTCATTACGTTGGGTTTTACTTTCTGTATTGGATTCTAAACATATTGGACATATTTCATCATCTGATACTGTGACTTTTGAAAGTTTATATTCTATATTTCTAATACTAGCGACATTTGGATTCATTTGTCCAATAGCATAATTATGAAGAACGTCGCGGATTCGCTCTATTTCTTGGTCTGTAATAGATAAATGATTACTACTATTACATAAAGTACATATTAATCTTAATATTAGTGCTATTATTATAAAACCCAACAGTATATATATTAACGAGAATAACCAAGAATATATAATTAATGGAATACAAGAAATATGATCTTTATAATCCCCACATCTATCTGGAAATACTTTATTTACAACAAGTGTACTTGAAATAAAACTCATTGTCAATCCAAAACCACGTATCTTAAATGATATTGGAGATTCAGTTATAGTATAATCGATTTCGATATTTTCGATATATACTCTATTCCTAACGGCATTATATATTTGTCTTTTTATAATAAAATATTTTTTCCATTTATGATATAAATAAAAAATATTACATATTGTATTCAAATATACACCTACTAAATACATAGTCATTGCACTATATGGTGATTTATTTAAATCTATACCTTTGAATGTATATAACGTTAAAGAACATACTACAATATGTGTTAAAGTTATTACTGTTTGAATTATATTTGTTTTTAATGAAATAATATCAACCATTACACGATTTTATTTGATATAATTATATTATAATAATTGTTGTTTATATGAATCTATATTTTTAAAAAATAATTATTTAATGATATCCAGATTATTTTAATTAATTAATTTATATAAAAATATCTAGTTATACATACATATATGTTCGATATTCTTGAGTTTTTTCCTACTCGATGGCGTGGTATTTTGGATAATAAAAATAATACTATATATCTACTAGATTGTATTTCTAATTTAAATAAAAATTTAAATAATGAAGAAGAAATATTCGGTGATGATTTAAAAATATTTCCACCAAAAGAAAAGATTTTTTATGCACTTGAATGTAGTCCTATTTTAGATACAAAAGTAGTTATTATCGGTCAAGATCCTTATCATCGTGAAGGTCAGGCAATGGGATTGTCATTTTCTGTGCCAAAGGGTATTTCGATACCACCTAGTCTTCAAAATATATACAAAGAACTTAGAAATAATATTGATGGTTTTGTTATTCCAAACCACGGCAATCTTGAAAAATGGGCAAAACAAGGTGTTTTATTGTTAAATAGCACTTTAACTGTTAGAGAAGCATCTCCGATGAGTCACGCTAAAATTTGGAAAGATTTCTCTGAAATTCTGTTACAATATTTGTCTGATAAAACATCGAATCTTGTATTTTTATTATGGGGGGAACATTCCCGTTCAAAGAAAAAATTTATTGATTGTGAAAAACATCATATTTTGGAATGTGTTCATCCATCACCTCTCAGTGCAAATAGAGGTGGATGGTTTGGAAACAAACACTTTTCAAAATGTAATAATTTATTAAAAGAAATGGGAAAAACTGAGATTAATTGGAGTTTGGATTAGATTACTTGAAAATTAGAATAATTGTTTTGTTTATTACGATTTTTATTTGTTTTTATATTCATTAATCATATCATTCTCTCTCTTATGATATTGATCTAATAACTTTCTATTATGTTCGACACAATCACATTCACCTGAATTATGATATATTTTATTATGTTTGTTAAAATAATTTGTACACGCTAGACATATATCAATACATATATTTTTGGTAAATATCCGTGTTCCTCGCAGACAATACATTATTTGTCTACAATATACAAATGAATTAATTTTATATATAAATGTTTAATTTTTAAGCATCGCTATTACACTTTCACCTAATTCACACTTTTCACCAATTCGTGCTTTAATTTGATATTCTTTGGGTAAAAAATATTCCATATTACTACCAAATCGAATTATTCCATATCTTTCTCCTTGTTTTAAAGTATCGCCGATTTTTGAACTTATTATAACTCGTTTGTCTATTAATACCTTTGTCATCCATCCCCATCTACCAAATATTGATACAATCTGGTCAAAATGCATTATATTTCCATTATCATCTTGTAAAGTAATTCGCATTCTTTCTGCATCGTTTTTGGTCGGATTACTTTCTATATTTAATATTTTACCATTAATTGGTGAAACAAGTATATGTTCATCTAAAGGTGATAAATATGTTTTAATAAAATTATGCGTCTTTTTTTCTTTTATCATAATTATCTTACTTGAAGATGGTGATATAATTCCATTTATATTTATGTTGTCATTTTTAGAATATTTATAAACTGGAAAATTTCTAAAGAAAAAAAGTATAAAAAATAAAAAGGTACCTGAAATACATATTAAATACTTATTTTTAAAATATAATGCAATTGATATAAATATTATTGATAGTATAATAATTTCTAATGAATAATTTATATAATTATATAAAATATTATCTTTATTCATATATTATATGCAATTATAAATTATATGTAAAAAGTTATAAATTATATGTAAAAGTATAAATATAAAACTATAATACAGAAACAAATATAATTATGAAATATAACAGTAAATCTGATAATCTTGATATAATTCTCTCCGAAGCACTTAAAGAAAACAGAAGGCAAAAAATCGTTGATAAAAATTTAGATGAAGCTTTAATTAAAGTTCCTAGATTATTTAACAAATGTAATTTGATGTATGCAAATTGTTTAATAAATAAGATTGAAACTAGAATATTAATTGATTCTGGTGCCCAAATATCTGTTATGCCTTTGTATCTTGCTAAAAAATTGGATATTGATAAACTTATTGATTATGATATACACACTAGTATAATTGGTTTAGGAAACAATAATATAACAGATACTATTGGTAGGATATCTCTGATTGATATATATTTACCAATTTCTCAGATTAAAATAGGATTTAAAACTGATAACATAGATAAAGATTGGTCAAATCTTATTCAAATATCTGGTTCATTTACAGTAATTGATAATGATAATGATATTGATAATGATAATGATAATGGTAATGATAATGATATTATTTTTGGAATAGATTTATTGACTAACAACAATGTAATTGTAGATTTTGGTAATAAAAATATGATTATAGATGGAATACAGATTAATTTAATTTAAAATTTTTGATTTGATTATATTATTAGTTAAAGAATTACTAATTTGTAATTATATTATAATATAATATAATGGTTTCAATTTATATACTAAAATTGGCAAATTCAAAATATTATGTTGGGAAAACGACAAATATTAATACACGAATAAGTGCACATCTTCTCGGTAATGGAAGTGAATGGACTAAACTTCACAAACCCATTGAAGTAGATAAAATTATATATGATTGTGATCATTTTGACGAGGACAAATGGACGTTAATATATATGAATAAACACGGGATTGAAAATGTTAGAGGTGGTAGTTTCTGTAAGATATTTCTTGACCGTAATACTCAACACGTTATTTCAAATATGATAACTGGTTCCACTGATAGATGTTATTTATGTAATAGTAAAGAACATTTTGCTAAAGAATGTATTGAATATGGATACACATTTATAAAATATAATGAGTGTGAATATTGGGTTTTACCTGAAATGTATCATAATGATAATTATGTTGCTGAACATAAATATATTAAAAATTTGAATTTGTTAAAAGAAAAAATTCAAATTTGGGGTAATAAACTCGAACAACTTTTAATTTAGGGACGTGTTCTTGATGAATTGTGGTCAAAATCAATACCAGTATCTATACCCTAAGTTGTGCTTTAACTAGTAGTTGATTATGCATATACAATAATTCAATAAAATCACTATCTAGAACAATATTTGCAAATTTAAATTCTTTTTCGGCACATAGAATACACATTGAGTTATAAGTACAACCACACCCAGAACAATAATAATCTTTATCATTTCGATTTGATATAATTTGTTTTTTGTCAAATCGTGATTGATTTAGTTTCATACCTTTACCCTCAATATTACGACGTATGTTATATTGTCTGGGATTTAGATTACTTGTGTCCATACCACAGCGTAGCTCAGGTGGGGGGATTACACTCATTATTACGAATGGTATGGTATTTCGGTTTTTACTTAAATCAATTTTTCAAAATTGAAATTTTCATTATATTTAAGGATTATTATATAAATGCCCCCTCGTTGCAGTATTTGTAAGGTAGAAGGTCATATAAAAAGTAATAGAAAATTTCATCCTCGTAAAGAAGGTGATGACAAAAATGACATAAAAATAGTTAAACAAACAAAAACTATGGAAGATAAAACAAAAACTATGGAAGATAAAACAAAAACTATGGAAGTTAAAATAAAAAATCGTGGAACAGGGGCAGGAGGGAAAAATACAAATGTCAATGGTCTAAATTTTGAAAAAAAAACAATGTATGAAAACTTTTTGGAAAAGAATTATATTCCATTCACTACTCATATGATTAATGGTACAAAAAATAAATATATAACATTTGAAACAACAATTAACGGTAATACTGTAAATATGGATGTTATTTGCCAACAATCTTTCCGTCATTATATGAAAAATAAGTACAATATCGATAACATCTTTAGAAATCCAGATGAAGCATTCGTATGGGAAAATAACGGAGTTATAAATATTCAAATTATCGAAAAAAAGAACCAAAATTGTGAAGGTAGTGTAGAAACAAAATTATGGGCATCTCCGTCACTAAAACGTGAATACGAGATTATTATTAGTGAAAATGATAGTGAAATTGATAAAAATATATTTAACGTTCAATATTCTCTTTGTATAAGTAAATATTTGAATGATAAGTATAATTCAGAACATATTAAATATAAGATTCTAAAGAAAATACTAAGTGAAAGCAAAATTAAAGTTATGAATGGTGATGAAGAAAATTATTTTGAGATACTTAATCAATGGATAAAAGAATAAAATGACAAAAATTAATTCATAGAATTAATAATTCATTCGTTTTTGATTCTGGTTTTTTTGAATTAATTGCTCTTTTACACGATAATACAATAATATTAAATTTTTCTTTTGGAAATGAATTTCTTACAAGTTCGACATCCGAATTGCTCATTAAAAATTTTATATTATTCAATTTCATATCATTACATAGTTTAAATAATTCATTGTGTTTTTCAACTGTAAAACCATCAATATTATAATCTACAAATGATTCTTTTTTTTCAGGAACATATGGTGGGTCTAAGTATACAAAATCCCCCTTTTTTACATTTTTAAATGATTCATCAAAATTACAACATTTAAATACAACATTTTTAATTTTTATTAGATTATGTATTTGAAAGATATGGTCGCTATTAATAATTTCTGGTGTTTGATAATTACCATATGGAACATTAAATCCGTTGCTACTTACTCTATATAAACCTCGAAAACACGTTTTATTTAAAAATATAAGTAAAGCAGAACCGATTGGTTTATTTTTATCTTCCTGAGATAATTCATTATATTGTTTTCGACACCAATAATAATAAGACTCTTTTGATATTAATCCTTCTTCAATACATTGGGGATTACGTATCGTACTTTCTTTATCATAAATACAATTATTGTAATCATCAATAAATATTTTTATTTCATCTAAAATATTTTGGGGATTTGATTGAATATTTGTATATAAATTTATTAATGTTTCATTTATATCGTAAGCATAAATTTTACCAGTTACTTTAATTTGTTTGTTTTCAATCATTTTGAGCAATGCTAGTAGAACACTTCCTCCACCTAAAAATATTTCATGATAATTATTAAATTTAGATGGAAATTTAGATATAATATCATCTATTATTTGTGTTTTTCCACCAACCCACTTGATAGGTGGTTTTATAAATTTATCTTTATACATACTATATTATAGTATAGTGATACTTTAATATAATTTTAAAAACAACTTAATTATAATATTTACTTATAATTTCTGAAAACAACGTATACACCTAATTCCTAAAATGAATTAGATTTTACTTTATCCCACGGTATATACATATTATTCGCACTTAATGACGCTTTATAACCTATATCACACTCATTTAATCTTTTCATATTTTCTTCTGATAGTTCAAAATTAAAAACATCAGAATTTTCTTTAATTCTATTCATATTAATACTCTTCGGTATTGTTATAATTTCTGATTGTATAGACCATCTTATTGCTACTTGTGATTCGGTTTTACCAATTTCTTCGGCGATATTTTTGACATCTGTTTTACCAAACATATTTGTTTTTGCTAGTGGACAATACCCCATAACTGCAATATTCTCTTTTCTACACCATTCAACTACTTCTTTTTGTTGTAACCAAACGTGCAATTCGATTTGGTTTACTTCTGGCATTTCTAATCCCGCATCTTTTAAACCTTGGAGTTGTTCTATTCCAAAATTAGATACACCCACTGCACGAGTCAAACCCATTCGTTTTGAATCTAACATACCTTTCCAGACTTCTATAAGATTTCCTCCTTTTGGAGTATGAATCAGATACAAATCGACATATCTTGTTTTTAATTTGTTTAGGGAACCACATAATTCAATAATAGGTTCATCATTATCTTTATGATGTAGCGAATGAAGTTTTGTTACAATAAATAAATCATCTCTTTTTACTCCACTGTTTTCAATCGCTTCACCTACATCTTCTTCATTGTCATATAATTGTGCGGTATCAATCAATCTATAACCTACTTTTAATGCATTTTCGACTGCATTTTTACAATCACCACCCTTTTTTGATAACCACGTTCCAATACCAAATATAGGCATATCTATTCCATCACGCAATTTAATTGTATTAGTTATGTTTGTTGGATTAATATTGGTACCGTACATAATTATATTTTATTTAAATAATTGTTTAAGTGTTTGTAAATAATTGTTTAAGTATTTGTAAATAATTGTTTAAGTATTTGTAAATAATTGTTTAAGTATTTGTGTATTTAACACGGAACATATTACCATAGTATTCTGATAAATCTTGCATATTTTTGTAGGTTATATGACATTGTAAAACCTCTGTGGTAATTATTTCATCATATATATCTGTATTCAATATTTCTTCGGTGTTGATACGATTATCTTTATAGAATCTAAATACTACATCTTTAATTATTGTTGCCCATTCTGAACGAGGATTTAAATTTATATACAATCGATATTGTATATCTTTTTGATAACATTCAAATAATTCTTTGGTAGTCATTGGATGTTTAAATCCTTGCAATTCCGCTTGTACTAGAGTTGTATAATATGGCATTTTCAAGTATTCAAGTATTTTCGATGTAATATTTCTGTATCCTATCCATTTAATTATACCATTTCCACTAATATCTATGATATCCATATTTAACCCTATATAATTACATAATTCATTACACGCTGTAATATGAGAAACATTGAATTTAGAACTATTCGATACATATATATCACGGATCCCTAATCGTACTAAACATAACTTGACTAATGTTTTCTTTATCTTTTTTAAAGGTAAGTCACGTTCAATATAAAATTGCACTAAAGATTCATCTAGAATTTCTTTATCATTTCCATTAATAGACATAAGATAATTATTGAAACTTTATGATTTCAGTAATTCAATTTTACACACTCTGAAATTTAGAATGGAATAAAAATTATAAAAAATTTTGTTTAATTTGTTTAGTTAGTTTGTGCCATTTTAAATTTTAATTCTTTATCGCCAAATTTATATTCAAAATGAAAACCATTATCTAATAACCATTGTGAATATACGATTGTATCGATCTCATCAGGTAAATCAATAATAATAGGTAATACTCTACATAATACTAGTAAATTATCTATAAAACGATACTTTATAGTAGCCCATAATTTATTTATTTTATCTTTATTTTGTAAATTATCTTCTAATAATTCTATCGTATATTTATCACTTCCTTTAACATACTCTTCATTTACTTTTACATTTTCTATTTCTATTTGTATCCCTTTCATTTTATGATTCTGGTCAATAAATATAACATCAAAATCTATTTGTTTAAATTCTAATTTTTCGTCTGTATATATTTCAATATGTAATTGATTACCATAACTTGTATATGGTAGAATATTTGGTTTATTAGCAATATATTTTACATCTGGATGATCTATTTTTAATATTTCATTTGATATTACTTTATCATAATGTATATCTAAAAATGTTGGTTTATATATGCATTTCTTTTGATGTTTCCATACAGTTTTATAACTTTCTTTACGATAGTTGCAATATATACATTTATTATTCATACTTAAATATATATATCTGTATCTGTATATCTAGTATTTTAATTATTTTCAATTTTTTTAGTATTTTATAAAATTCATACTTAAATATATATACATATCTGTATCTACATATCTGTATCTACATATTTATATAATGTATTTAGTCCATACAGAACTTGATGCCCATTGTGTACATAATGTAATATTAGGTATATGTGAAAATATGAATGAGGTTATTGAAATAATTTGGATTTTTTCAAGATTTATTTTACATACAACTGGAAATACTTATGAAGAAAATCACGATATAATTAAAATATCAAAAATAACTAAAGACCAATATAATATTTTGGATATTCTGTATAACAAATATGAAGATAAACTATTAGAATATATGGAAAGATTTGAAGAAGGGAAAGATGAATCTTGTAATACTATTTTTTGGTATGGTGTATATGATTCGGAGGAAGAAAAAGATATTTTATTTTCAAAAGAAGACCATAAAATAATAGAGAATATAGTTAAAAACACATCATTAATCATCTAAAATATTTGGAAATGGGTAATATTTATAAAAAATTGATTATAATAATATCAATATTATTATATCAATATTATAAATCAAATATGAACACATCTATTCAAGAATGTTTTGAATTTATAGCCATAAATTGGACTGAAGAAATGTATAAAAAGGAAAAAGAAAGATATAACAAAATATGTTCTCATATTTTATCGAATGAAACAGAGACGTCAAGTACATGTTATCGTTGTAAAACAATATGGGATAATAAAAATATGGTATCTAATTGGTATGGGTGTTGTCAATGTGATAATTCTGGTCAACCATGTTTATCAAATCCAATAAATAAAGAATATGTATTGAAATATATACCTAAACAATATCATCGTTATTTACTTTCAACCATCGACGTTTATGGAGTTGAAATGATAAAATGTAATTCTGGTCAAGTTATTTGTACTTTGAAGAATTCATATCCTTATGATGGTGATGATAAAGATGATTATGAATATATGTGTGAATACGATAAGAGTAATAGTATATCTTCTGAACCGATTGACATTTGTACAATAAATGATAAAATACATGATAATATCATTTTAGAATCAAATAGTATTTCACTCTCAGATATAATACTAACGCTTAGCATTATTTCAAGACAAGAAATAATATTAACGTTAAGTGAAACTATATCAACAAATGCTGTTCCATTCTCAATAAAACCACAGAATTTACATGATTTAGCGGTATTTTATTGCCATTAGTCATCTAAAACATTTGGAAACGGGTAATGTTTTTTACAATAACAGTAATGACCTGATTGTGTATAGTAAATATTACCATAACCATAAAATTTACCATTCTGAGCAGGAACATAATTTGAATTATACACAATTACATCATTATAACCAGAAACTTCATTATGACCGCAGATAATACAAGTATCTTTTATTTTATTGTTATGAATTAATTTAATATCAAAGTAGAACTCATCTGGTACTAAACTATCCATTAGATTAAATGTTAAATCCTCTGATAAATGTTCGTTTTTAAATAATTGTGTGATTTCTTCTTTATTTTTTATTGGATTTTGTGAATAAAATGTATCATCTGTATTTTCAATTATTTTGGTATCAATACCACCAAATGCAACTTCGTGTTGAAATGTAATATAATCATCCACATTACTTCCACCTTCTCTATTGCAAAATTTATAAAATTCATATTTCATTAATTGATATGCTTCATATATATCATTAAAGTATTTAATATATACTTTTTGGTCTTTAATAAAATGAACTAAATAATTTTGAGCTAGTTGTGGATAATAATAGTAAAATCTTTCAATAGGATAATTTTTGTGGATTGTCCTTGATTTTTTACTAATAGTTATATGCTCAACTCTACTATAATGCAATGGTTTATTAAATGTGTCAAATTCAATAACATGAATAAATTTTAAATTTTTTTCAGAAGGGTATTTTTTAGTAAATAGATCTACTGCATTTTTTTCAGCATCACGTTTATGTTCCACATTAACTGTAGAATATGTTGTTAAATCATGTTGGTAAAATATTTTAAAAACAGAAAGAGGGTCCATTTCATCTATTATCACTTCTTTTATAAGTTCTCTAGCTATATTTTCAATTTTTTTTACAATTCTTATACATACTTAAATATTAAACGTGATATATATTTAAGTATGAACAAAGCATATGAAATATGGCATGTTCAAGATTTTGATGATATAGGAGATATGCTCTATAAAAAAATAACAGGTATACCTGAAGAAACATTAGAACAAACACAAAAACTGGCAGATAAATATATAGACCATATAGAGATATTAATAAACGTTCATGGTCAAAAATTTATGTTAGGAACTTATTATGATAAACTTTTTATTATTAAAACTGGAGATGATATAAAAACGTATAATGGTGATGAATATTATGATATGAGGGATTTACGTGAAAGAATTAAAAGACAAAACAAAGAAAAATTGTTAATGAATAGATACAAAACCAGTCGCTTAGTTATCGGATATTTATCTTTAATTTTGTTAATATTTTATGTAACTAGCAGTTATGCTGTTAAAAATGAAGATATATTACAACCAATGGGAGTTTTCAAAGAATTAAGAAATCCAGTAATATCATTTAAAAAAATTTATAAAAGACATACTAATTTTGCATTAGAACCTTCTAATAATAAAAAGTTGAACTTTGGTCAAACATTTACATTTTCACCATTAGATGATTTCTGTAATAGTGAATTTGAAAAATATAATGCTAAATTTTGTCTTAAATATCATCCTAATAATTGGAATTGTATAATTAATAATTGTATAAGTTTATCAAGAACAATTCCTCATTATATTAAGATTGTTTTACCACCCATATATCATAGTAATGAAACAACTAAACAATGTTTATTATTATTATAGTAAATTTGAGAAATTGTTGTGATGGATAAAAAGTATTTACACTCTTGGAAATATCTATTATGTCCGAAAGTGTATAATTGAAAAAAAATTGATTTATAATTTATAAATACACACCATATATAAATAAACTATGTGGCAAAGAAAACTATTAATTATTGTTATATTTGTTGTGTATATTAAGTCTTCATGTGCTCAACATTGTACTTGGTGTAAAGATGAAAATATTCCTGGATATAGCGTCGGAGGGATCTATAACAGTCCAAGAATAGAAGAAAAACAACCAAGTATAAATAATTTAGTACCTGTGGAACGTAGTGGAATGATTTTCGATAATTTTGCAGGAGGAACTCGTTTTCAATCTTCACAATATCTTCAAGTATATGAAAATCAAAACGGAAATCGTTTTACTCAAAATGATTTACCAAATTTAAGGGAAATTAATAATTAATTCATTATTTATAATAAAATATACATTCTATTTCAAGGATTCAGATCAATATAGTAAATTTTAATATTATTTTTCTAACATCCTTTGAATGCTAATCCATAGAATGGTGCTTTAATTTGTTTTTCATATTTTTCTTTATTTTTTCTTTTCATCATATTCATCCTCTTTCTCATGTGTTCATATGTTTGTGCTTCCCCACGAATGTGTTTTGCATACATATGTTTCTTTTTAACATCTTCGATTGTAAGTGTTCCATCTACAATTGACATTCCTAAAAAGAGTGTTGCAACATTTGCATAAATACTAGCACATCTAGCAGTTAATTCTTTTTTGAGACCATCATAACGAATACTACCGGATATTGATAATACATCTTTTAACTTATTTGGAGGTACATAGAATTTAACAGTCGAATAAAAATAATCGTGGTGTTTAGCAGGAACGCAGTGATATACTTCTTCATCAATTAGAAAATGTTCCGAAAATAAACCCTTTGTTTTCCAATATGCCATACCATGGGGAACATTAGCAACAAAGTTTGGTTTTCCTAGAAGATCGAATGCTTTTTGGTAAAATTTTGCTGGTCTATTATTTCTCCATTTATTTACAGAATTATTTACCATATTTAATTACTAGTGATATTTTATTGAAAATATATTATTTAATTAAATAATAATTTATCTATTGTAGTTCTTACACAGAAGAGTCTATGTACAACAATTCCAACTAAAAATACTCCTATTAAAACATAATAAAAAGGTTTTTTACTGAAGAAATAATGGTGTATTAACAATGCTATAATAACAGTAAGCAAAACATCTATAATAGCAATGTCAAATATACGATACGAATGTAATTCTGTGTTCGGTTTACCTAATATATCTTTGTATTGACAAAACATTTATATATTATAAATATATTAAATTATTATTTAGAAATCTGTAAATTTACGAATAAATTGTATTCTAATAAATTTACTTATAGAAATATAGTAATATAATTATATTTTATAATATGTCAAACATACAAAATATACAAAATTCAAGAAATGAAATAAATAACAGAACATTTTTTCAAAGAGCGTGTCGTTGTTTAACAGAAAATTTAAGTATATCAACTTTTTTTTGTTGTATTGTTGAACCTCCTTGTTGTTTATGTCGTATAACAACCAACGACGATATTAATAATATACAATTATATATCGGAAAAAGGGAATTAATTATATCATATATATGGTATATTTTTACAACAATTTTCACTGTTCTTTCATCATATGGATTTTTTAAAAATATAATAGATAAAACATTTAATGATATATTTACAACCCCTAATAATATAGAATACTTTATATTTACAATAATATCTTTGATAATAGGGTTGTTTAATACTTTGGATATTATATATATACAAACAAGATTTAGAAGAACATTAAATTATTGTAATCTTTTTGTTAATAGAAATATCGATTTACGAACATTTATTACATTTATTCAATGTATTCAAAATATATGTGGATTTATATTGACATATAGACCACGAAGTTCGGAAATATATGTACCAGAAATATATAGAGTGATCAATATTAATATAACTAATTGCGAATCCCTAAATAATAATATTGATATATGTTTCTCTGTTGATATAATCACATATTACTATTCAATATTTATTCAAATTATATTATTATTGTTGTTTATTTCTTGTGTCTGCTCTCCAGTTTATTATTATTTAGATAGAAATTATAATTTAAGTTTAAATTATCCAATCACTAATCCACAAAATAACCGATTTTTACGTCGTTCATTGTTTTCACGACACGCTGTTATTGCAATTTTATCCAGCATTCAAAATACAAATGAACCTCCAGTTAATGATGTTTGTAGTATATGTTCTTCTGTTACAGAATATGATGAATGGAAGACACTAAATTGCAGTCACAAGTTTCATACAGTATGTATTGAAAATTGGGTAATGCAGGGTATATCGCCCGTAAACGAAAAATGTCCGATTTGTCGAGAAAATATTACATCTAATAATACAGATATTGAAAGACCATTATTATCAAATGTATAATAATGCAAATTAAAAATTTTATTTACACATAAATCGTTTACTTTTCATTTTATGATTTTTTCTTTCGAATAACAGTAGCAAAACTACTACTAATATGTTTGTTTAAGATTTCACAATCAATTCTATTAATATTGATAACGTTATCTATTTGGATTACCCTTTCCATTGCAAATTGTTCTTTCGGACACTGTGGGCGTTCTATAAAAGGTTCCTTGCACTCACGATTTTTTATCAAGTCTGATAATGTGATTTCATTATTTAGGATTTTACATGCATGGTTATAGCATGGTACAAAACCTGTATTGTTTGAAACAATACGACGTATTTCACGATGAGTTTGTTTATTCGCTACTTGAAAACCTATATCTATATCATGATAAAATGCTTTCACACAACACGCTGGATAACCATAGTAATGACGAATGTAATTATGAATGGACATGTTTTAATAAATTATATTAGTTTATAAATTATCAAACTTATTTCAATTTTATAGAATTTCAATAGTAATAAATTTAGATATAAAGTTTTGTATTTATTTTTATAAAAATGAAATATCTAACTCTCCTACTTCTGTCAATGGTTGCGACTACATATTCACTTCATAGTGATGAAAAATTTGACCCTACAGTTTTATGCCCATTTTCTGAAACTATTGAACACAAACTTTGTCATCTACATTCAGATAATACTGATGGTTCTGTTCCCATCCAATTATGTGGGTTACTTGATTTATTTAATGAGCAAATATGTTCCCCAAGTAGTAATTTTGACCCTACCCAATTATGTCCGCTTGTTGAAATGATTGACCAAGAACTTTGTCAATCCGAACATCATTATGATATGGGTGTTGATCCTTCGGAGTTTTGTCCATTATTTGAACTTTTTGACCAGAAAGTTTGTCAACATTAATTGTGAGGGT